GCGCATCCGGAAAGCAGCATGATGACAATGAGAAGCAGGCGCATGGCAAATACCTCGCTGGGTTTTGCTTAGTATGCGCCAAAAGAAAAGCCCAGCTTATTAGGCTGGGCTTGCAGATGTACCCTTCGGCTTATTAGGGAATTCCGTACTCAGGTAGCGAACCCTCTTCCTACTTTTCCCCTCACTTATCGGTATCCATCTGTGCCGTTGATAGGCATTCCGCATGTGCGGGCATTTGGCGCTGGTTGATCGTGCTGCTTAGAATCACGCAGCTACCAGACGTCCACTTACGGTGGCGAATCAAAGAGCGGCATTGCTATCACCTGCGTCTCACCTTACGCCGAGCACTACCGCATGCCATCTCGCCGAGGTTCCTGCATGCTGCGACAGGTACGAGAATGATACCACATGCAATAAAACGCTAATATTCTGCCTGTTTTGCTGAAAAACATGCAAAAAAATGCCAGTCGGACGGTTCACGACTGGCATCAAGGTGCAGCGGGCGACGGAGGGGAGGTATCGCTTGCCGCTATTATTGCACAGTTTTCCGCTTTGGTGCTACACGGATTCGCAATTCCAAATCATGCTCCCGCTCAACCCAGTCACGAATAAACCTGCGCAGCTTATCCCCGGCCTCATCATCAAGCGGCAACGTAGAAAGAAACCGCTCATAGCGCGCATACCCAAGCTCGCACATGGTCATCATGGCCATGGTGTTGATTTGGTCTAGGTCGTTGATTGTGGTCATGGTATTACTCCGGCTTAACTCGCAGCTCTACGCCGCATCTGAACTCTGGATCTACATCAACCCATCCAACGATTGTCTCAGTATTTACCTGAATCGTCTTTCCCTGAGCTACTGCATCCAATAGTTCTTGTGGAATATCGTTCTCGTCTTTAATGAAATATGTCTTCACTTCTTAGCCCTCCACCAATACCAAGCATCACAAATATATTGATACGGCCACACGAAGCACCAGACGAGCCATGCGGCGATCCAGTGATACCACTCGCAGGTCAGCTTAGGCTCGCTACCCCAAATTAATGGCCAGTACGAAAAGAACCCGACTGCCAGGTAGATTGCGATTATGGTTGTCATTGCGGCCACTCCGGTAATGGTTGCCAGTGGGTAACATCAAACTTTGTAGGTTCTTCAGTTTCAAAGCTTGCCCACTCGCCATTGAATACACCGGCTACGGTTTGCCCGACCATGATTCCACGCCTAACGAAAACAAGAACATCAACATCTGGCTCTGGCATTCGGTCGTCTACGCTAATCCATTTACTCATTTCTTCACCCCCAAACTCCGCTCCACAGACATCGACTGCAACCACTCCAACTCATGCCCCTCAATCAGCGTCGTATGCTTCACGATCTTCTGCGTTGACGTGATAGCCGTATTGCTGCCTACAAGCGCATACTCGCCGGATTCGTAGACTAGGAATTGGCCGGGTTTGAATGCTGACGGCGCGCCTTTTGTCCAGCGCGGGATAACGTTTATCATTGGTTAATCGCCTTTACAAATGTAACGAAGCAAATTGCTGCGATAGAGAACGAAAAGGCCGCCATGCCATAGCTTCCGGATGAAACGTTAACGCCGCCCATTACCGCATTAAACACAACAGCAATAATTAGAAGAATAACCACAACCACCTCCACTCGTTAATTTCTGATCGTAGGTTAGACCGCGTGGTTAGCGCGGTCAACCAATATTTACACGGAATGCACGACTCTGCGCTGTTTTGCAGCAGTCCCAGGCATTGCACCTGCGATCAAATCCTGCACCTCTTCAACGGTTAGAGTTATGCGACCCTTCTCGCCGTATGTCTTGGAGCGTAGCGCCATCGTCAGGCACGCATTAGACCGCCAGCCGCCATCGTGTGCGTATTTGTCTACTGGTGCAAGCTGGTTCCAAGACTCAACCGTAACGCCTGAGAACTCCTTGCTCACTTGCCTGTGGTGAATATGTCCGATATCGATGTACCTGTACTTCGATTCGCCCCAGTCATGCGCGAAGTCTGTAGCCATCACGTCAACCAATCGCGCAGGCTTGCATTTGTCGCTGTGGTGACACATGACGAACGTGTTGCCCATACGGTAAGGGATGAACACGCTTGAGTTGTCTAGGATCTTCACGCGATCCGTATCGCCGTATACGTGTTGCAAGAAGACGCGCATCCATACGTCATTAGAGCGGCTGTGGTTGCCCTGGTTGATGATCACGTCAACGAACTTGAACTTATGCAGCGCCTTTTCGATGATGGACCGCATGATGCGCGCTACCGACTCAATCATCTTCGGATATCGGCTGTCGTAGTCGAAGTCGTGTCCTGACTCGCTCTTGGCTGTGAAGTCTTGGTAGTGAGTCATGTCGCCAAGATCTTGAATGACGCAGCGCTCGCAGTTAGGCGCACGATCAATCAGGAGGTGCATTGCCTTGACAAGCTCGCGCTCAGCAATCTTGATATCGAAGTCATGCCCTACCTCTTTCGAGTGAGCAAGCATGCCGACGTGACCGTCACCGATTTGGAACCAAGGTATGATGTCGGTATCCAAGTAGTCGATATTCGCTGGCTCAGGAACTTCTAGCCGCTCAACCTCTTCGACATAGGCATTGGCGTACTCACGAAGCATCTCAGCCATTTGCTCGTGCTGCACGCTAGTCTTGATCCACTCAAGCACTGGAGCCTCTTCACCGCGCTTGTAGAGCTGGCTGGTGCCTTTTACGATATACGGCTTTGGTACGCTCCGAGTCATCTGGTGCTCAGGACTATAACCACTCAGCGCCAACCTAGCCTTCCACCGCCGCATAGTCCTTTCACTTACCCCTAACGCCTCGGCCATGATTGCATTCGTAGCGCCCGAATTAATCGCTTCCTTGACTAGCTGCTCGTTGTATTCGGTCATTGGGCTGTGCTCGTTGGTGTTGCGCGATATGCAATGATATTGCAGCCTTCGTCGTTATGCTCCCACTCCCAGTTATCTACAGATAGTCCACGCCCACCGATGTATATCGCCCCATCCTCAAGCTTTACATCAACATCAGTTTCCGGCGGCAATGGAGGTTTGCCACCGCTCCAATCGATCCATCCATCATTATTATCCGAAATAATATGTGAAGGCTCTTCTGCTTGTTGCGCCTCCAACTGCCCGCACTGCTCACTAGCAGCCTCAGCGTACAGCGACGCATAGGCTACGAAGTCAAGCGCGGAGTCATGATGGTATTGCTCAGGGTTTTGCGACTGCCTGACGAGCTTAAGGAGCCCTAGCAACATCCAACCATCGCTCTCTTCAAGCGTGTATCCGGTGATGCAGTTGAACGCACTGATAGTTGCTCCCATCGACCGCTCACCACTCGGCTTGTCGTACTGCTTGCCGCGTTCTGCCTGAACGTCGATTGCTGCCTGTAGGAATTCTGTGGATTTCATTGTTCTTCCCCTAATTTATCCAGATCAATGTGACATTCTTCTTCCGCCAAACGCATCAGTGCTCGCTCTTCCCTCACACCAAACACCCCGCGCTCCAGCCGATTGAGGCTAACACCGCTTCTCGCAGCAATCAAGGCCAAAGACCAGCCGCGATTCTGCATTTCCTGGATTACCTCACGCATGCAGTTCTTCCTTATGGGTTACGTCGAGCGGGTCGGCTTCTGGTTTGATGGGTAACAAATGATTTTTAAGCGCCCAAAAGTATTCTGAGTCGAATTTTTTATCAACGGCTTCAATATAACCGATCAAGCCACTTCCTTTAACCATGACCTCTTCACCGTCAACGCCAAATACCTCGACCATTTTTCCAATATTCTCGTGGCAGTAGCGAGCGCCGATGACTACGGCCAACATCCCAGGCTGCAACTCGATCATTCCAGCACCTCGTCAATAAATGGGCAGGTAGCTGTCATGACAAACGCTACCAAAGAAATAATCACTGTAAATGCTCGCCCTGCCGCCTCCCAGTTAAACGGATTTATGTCGCCGGCAACAAAAACGCACGCAGCCATCGATACAAAAAATGCAATCAATCCACAAACAACTCGGCGGCTCATGTCCAAAGCCCCTGCGCAACCAGGTTCTCGTGAACCTCGCCAAGATCGGTGGCGAATTCCAGCTTAGTACAGAACGCAGCACACGCATTCCAGTATTCGTGGCGCGCATTGGTCAGCGCTTCTTTTGCGATGTGGGTTGCGGTCGGATGCTCGATATCTGCCTGCACGTATGCCATGTGCGCGGCTTCGAGTGCTATGCGTGCTTGGGTGACTGTGATTGTGCTCATTGTTATCTCCCTATCTGCGCCCAAATAGCGCGTTCGATGTCACTTTGGAACTGGATCGAGATTAAGTCAAGCGATTCTTTTGAAATTGTTTCGCCTATTTCGTCGGTGCCTGATTCAAGAGTCCACTCAAGCTCGCTGTGGCCGTTTTCGTGCTCGGTTGCTGGGTGTGTGTGGGCGTACTGGATATCGGCCTCCAGAGTAAGCCCTATGATGCTCAGCGTTGGCATTAAGGGTTCTCCGGAGAACTGATAGCGGCGTCTATGGCTGCATCAAGGTCAGGGAAATGAAATGCAGGATAAAGACCAGGGCAGCCACAATTTGATCGGTCGACACTTGGAAGCCTGTAGTGCTCAGACATTCCTCCGTCGCGACCCTCAAGCCTAGCGTTTGCCTTGATCCAACGATAACGCTCTGCATCAGCCCGCAATGAAGCGGCGTTGCCAGGATCTCCCTTTGCGTATTCCCATACGCCATCATCAGCCACCAGAAGGCCGGGGCTTTCTCCTGTCTCTACAACTCGGTACATGGCAAGCCCAATCGGGTGAAGAACTTCGGTATTGATCCTCTCTATAAGCCCGAACCGGCCGGCATCGTTCCAATCTATTTTCCCACTCATACACCCCTCCAATAACTAATTTTCACCTTAGCGGCAGGCATTGTGTAGACGCAGATAAACCATGTCAAGGCGATCATCGTTTAGCTCCAAATTCAGCAGCAGCACGAACAATTGCATGCCTAGCAGCCTTACAATCGTCACCGTCGTAGTCATCCGGATTCTCAACGCAGCAGATATCATCGTCGCAATCCTGCCACGCCCTCAGTGCGACCATAAGGCGGAATGCATCCCCATCATCCTCTAATGGCTCCCACCGCCTAAGAATAGCCCCATCCTTAGCCAGATAGTTCGCGCCATCCGAGTCAGTCCACAGGTCGCACTCAATCGCTCTGGCTGCGTTTTTTAGGGTTGTGGTTGAGATGGTCATACAGAAGCCTCCAGAATTCTGCGGATCTTGGCAACTGTTTTTGCCATGTGCTTATTCACCTCAAAGC